GAGATCTTTTCTCATCCACCGGCACCTACCAAGTTCGCACCCTCTGGGGGGGCCTGCTTACAAGCTCGCGTCAAAGACGGTGGAGCGTTAAGCTTATTTGAGCCCTTATCCCAGCCAGACCCTGATATTGAAAGAACTCTTGGTTCTCTCAGGGCACTGAATCTCAATTTGAATCTTTACCGTAAACGTAACTATTCGCTTGCTAAGCAAATAGCTATGTCACGCCTGGAACAGATTGACGATTCAGAGGAAGTCGGGGAATTTACGAATATTTTTCGTCGATTCTACCCAGCGGCCTTAGCCGTTGATATCGTACCTCTGCCGGAACCGGCGAAGTTTCGTATCATCAGCAAAGGTGATGGCTATCTCTACACTGCTCTTCAACCTCTGCAAGGTCAGCTCCTCGGTTGCTGGAAACGTTCCCAGTATTCAACCATGAGAGATTCTGACCTCACAGAGAGAGTGAATCGCTTAAATCATGTGGATTTGCCGCTATGGTGTTCAGGCGACTACGAAGCCGCTACCGACCTCATCCGGAAACAGCCGTCCATGGAAGTCCTAAAAAGGATCTGCCAATGGCCAAACTGGTATCCAGATGCAGAGTTGGGAGCGCATAGCTTCGGGTATTGCCGAGCTCGGTACCCAGGAGGCGTCATCGACGATGTCGACTCCTTTGAGTCCCAGCTCATGGGTCATGTCCTAAGCTTTCCATTACTCTGCGTAGAGAATCTAGCAGCGTATAGGGAAGCAATAAGAATGTGGATGAGATCTGGTGTTGGCGAGAGACGTCTCGCCAACATAATGTGGAGGAATGTCATAGTGAATGGTGACGATATCTTGTTTAAATGTACAAGGTCGTTCCTACCGTTCTTTTATGCAGAAACTGCGAAAATCGGGCTGAAGGCGTCAGTCGGTAAAAACTATGTTTCTACTGATATGTGCACCATCAACAGCCAAGTTTTCCGTGCTGTGGAGGGGCAGATGGTTAGATACAGTTATCTAAACCAGCGCTTCATCTACGGCAAAGGAAACTTCCGAAAATCTAGCAGTGATACGGATGTTACCACGCCCACGCAACTATCTAGGGGTGTCAACGAAATGACATCTCTAGTGCCTTGGACACGTTGTATCGTCCCGATGACACTTCAGAGGTTCTCGAAGCAAACTTTTGGTCGGTTTTTAGGCCGTGCCAATTGGTTCCTTCCAGTACATCTTGGTGGATACGGATTCGATATCAACTCCGCCCCGGCAAAGGTGCGTGTGACGCGTTCACAACGTATTCTTGCAGCTATGTACATCCATAATCC